TAGGAGTCTTTATATATATATATAATAATATACTTTTTCGAATATTGCAAGTTTTTTCGAAATTAATTATTTATTTGACTCCCAACAAAGAAAAGTTATCATTGAGCATACTTATTTTTGAGTTGCAACATTATGTATATTGTATCTCTGGTATGTATTTGAGTTCTGAATGTGTCTACTAAGTACGTTATTAATTGACGCTTTGTGAACTATACTATATTATTTAAATATAATTATAAGGGTATGCATGGATGATGAAATAAAATGGTTAAGAAAGATGGAAGTGATTCCTCTTCCGAAGCCTAAAGTTACAATACCTACCAAGCGTGGTAGGCCGGTAGGAACACTTGGAGAACCAAAGATTAGACATACAGTTTATTTAAACTCGTATGCAGATGAATTATTGAGGGAGTTATATACGATATATATTATGACAAGACAAAAAAAGACAAAGTCGGCAATAGTACAGCGGGCAATAAGAATATTACATGACAGAGAGTTTAGAAAGATTAAGAGACACAAGAGGAAATAAGATGAGTAAAAATCAGGCGGAAGAGTTTGTGAAGGGCGGAAAAGAGTGCGGATTTCTTGCAAAAGAAGACGGAAGCTTTAACGATCCGTGCGAAAACGATGATAAAAAAGTTTGCTTAGAGGACATAGCAAACTTTTTCAAAAATAACTTATAATCGATATCAACTAGGCAACAAGGACAGGTGTTTTTATACATATATATTTCTTGACTGTCCTTGTTGCCATTTATTATTGCCTTCATGTATTCTGCATTCTAAACTAGTTGTATTGAGCAACAAGAGGTTTTCCCTAAGTTCTCCTTTCCTCTTGTTGCTAAGTATAATTAACTAGGAAGGAATTAATAATGGCTCTATTCCCTCAGATTGGCCCTCAATATTATTCTCCAGATGATAAAGGTATATTGTCACGTATGGAGGCCTTTTATTCTGAATCGATTTCAATTAATCAGGCTTTCTGGTCTGAGGCAGATATTGACACTCGTTTTGAAGCAGGTGATCAGACTCTATGGAACGATATGTATGGAAATATTCCGTTAAATCAACGCAAACAGTTTAGCTTTAACCGTATAAGACGTGTTAAGAATATGATAGGCGGATACCAACGACGGAATAGAAAGTCTACCATTGTTGTTCCGGTTGACAACGGAGACGAGCAAACCGCTGATCAATTCTCTAAAATTATGATGTGGGTTAATCAACAAGAAGGTGTACTAGAAACGATATCAGAATCTTTTGAAGGCGCACTTACAACGGGAATGAATCTATTACAAGTATGGGTAGATTATAGGTCAGACCCAGTTTCAGGGAACATAAAAGTTAATAACTGCAGTTATAACAGCTTTTTAATAGATCCATTTTTTAGGAAACAAGATCTATCAGATTGTAAAGGACTTTGGAAGCGATCATTTTTAACAAAGTCAGAGTGCATGTCATTACTTCCGGATCATAAAGACATGATCATCGGACTTTCCGGTAACGATACCCGTGATAATAAGTTCCAGTTTATGCCTGAAAATTATAACTATGGGCCTAAAAACCTTCTTACATACGATGAATTCTACTATAGAGACTATCGTATGCAAAAAATACTGGTAGATTCACAAACCGGCGAAACAATGGAGTGGAAAAGTCAAAAAGAAGATGCGCTAAAAGAGTTTTTACGCGTATACCCACAGGTTACAGTCATTGATCAAGAAGTACCTACTGTAAAGGTAGCAATAGTAGTGCAAGGTAAGGTTGTTTATGACGGACCGAACCCTATAGGTATAGATAGCTATCCTTTTGTACCGGTTATAGGATACTATTCTCCACAAATGCCGTATTTTCCATGGAGAGTACAAGGGGTAGTTCGTGGGCTACGCGATGCACAATATCTTTATAATAGAAGAAAAGCTATAGAGCTTGATATACTTGAGAGTCAGATTAACTCCGGGTGGAAATACAAGGAAGATGCGCTAGTAGATCCTAAAGACGTATTCCTTTCAGGTCAAGGTAGAGGTTTAGCGTTAAAACAAGAAGCGCAGATGACTGACGTTGAAAAGATTATGCCTGCTGGATTAGATCCGTCGATGATTCAGCTTTCAGAGATTCTTGCAAGAGAAGTACAAGAAATATCAGGAGTTAATGAAGAACTGTTAGGTTCAGCGGTTGACGATAAAGCCGGAGTGCTTGCTATGCTTCGTCAAGGTGCTGGCCTAACTACGTTACAGGTGTTGTTCGATCAACTAGATAGATCGCAGAAGTTGCTTGGTAAACTAGTACTAGATATAGTTCAGACAAACTTTACACCAGGAAAAGTTAAGCGGATTATAGAAGAAGAGCCTTCACCTCAATTCTATAATAAAGCGTTTGGAACATACGACTCTGCCATAGAAGAAGGATTAAATACAACAACACAGAAACAACTACAATTTGCCCAGCTCTTGCAAATGCGTGAAGTTGGGGTTAATATACCAGATGATGTTCTTCTTGAGGCTTCTACGCTGCAGAATAAGAAGAAACTTACCGATGCAGTTATGGCAGCACAAAAACAGAAAGCACAAGTCGAACAGCTGCAAATGCAAGCTGCGATTGAAGAACAACAAGCTCGTACAGAACTTGCACAAGCAAGAGCAGTTGCAGACAAAGGGCTTGGCTTAGAGCGTGCAAGTCGTGTTGAAGAGAATCAGGCGTTTGCAGTTGAAAGATTGGCAGAAGCACAAAAAGATAGAGCGCTAGGCGATCTAAATATAGTTAGAGCATTAAAGGAAATAGAAGATATTGACATAACACAGCTTCAAAAGTTAATTGCACTGTCAAATATACTTAAAGCTAACGATGTGGCAACTAAAAAGTTACACGAAGAGAGCAAAAAAGGTACTGTGGCAGAGGTTGAAAGCATGGCAACCGGAGAAGTTGGACAACCTAAGAAGGGTTCTTTACTATGAAGAAGATAAACATATGCGTTTTAGCATTATCTTTAAGTACAGCAAGCATAATAGCTATGCCAGAAAGAGGACGAGTAAGCAAAGCGTATCACAAAGTAAGTGATAAGTTGACAAATCATAAGTTCAAAGTAGGTTTTGCCGTAGGCGCAGTCGGAAGCGTACTCGTTAAAAAAGCTTTTGGCGAAGAGATTGAAGTGTATGTAAAACCATTATTCAAAAGAATTTGTAGGAAAGTTGGCAACTTCTTTAGAAGAGTGTTTAGAAGAGAAGAAAAACTTTAAACCTCTTTTGGTTAGAGGTTAATTAACCTTGCCCAATGGGCAGTTTCCAAGGAGAAACTATGGCAAAGAAACGTTACTATGAGTCATATGCTGGTGGTATAGATAAACGTCGTGCACTAGAAGCGCGCGATTCAAGTATGATACCAGGCGATAGAGGAATAGCTCTTATGCCACAATCAGTTGTTTATAGAGAATATCCATCTCAATACTATAATATGCCAGAAGGTCTTAACGACAAAATGTCTGGTGTAGACAGACAAATAAGAGATGATATGAAAGGTAAAAAGCCTATTAATTCATCTAAGTACTAGGAGTTATTATGCCTATCATGCCGCGTGTTAAAGGGAAAGCAAAGAAAATAGCGTTTAACATACTTGGTATCCCTGCCAATATGCGAGATAAGATAAAAACAGATAAAAAAATAAAGAGAAGGCTCACCTTTGAGGCAACGGCGCGAGTTAGGTGATAATTTCCAGGATAAGTCTTTATAGGAAGGGTAAAACCTTCCTATTTTTTATAGCTACTTATTTTCTCCATAATCCACAAAGTGCAATCGCGATTGCATCGGTTGTATCGTCTCTTTGTGGCTTACGTATCTTAAGCATTTTAAGTACCACATTTGCAACCTGTTCCTTTGTAGCTTTACCGTAACCGGTAATAGCTTGTTTAACTTCACTAGGAGAAAACTCACTGATATTTAAATTATTTTGATGTGCTATTAAATAAAGAATCCCTCTAACATATCCTAATTTTAGAAACGTAGAGGGATTCTTATTAAGGAACGGAGTTTCAATAACGAGATGCGTTATATTGAACTCAGTAACCTTTTGGCAGAGGTACTCATAAAGTGTACCAATCTTTTCTATTAAATTCTTTTTTTTAGAAACATTTAAACATCCATACTCCAATAAGAAAGTTTTTTGTTTTTCTCTTTTAATGATTGCATATCCTGCATACCGTGTACCAGGATCGATGCCAAGTATTATCATATTATTTACCTTTTAAAAGAGGGTGAGGAAAAGGATAAAACCTCACCCTTAGTATTGTGTATTATCTTACAGAGGCTAAAATAATTCCAAGTATCGATGTAGTTAGTGTTACAATTATTTTAGATATATCCAAGCATTTTGTCATAGCTTCAGCGCGTTCAATGTCGCGTTCTAAGCTAAGTTCTCGCTCTCTGCCGCGTGTTACGTTGTTTGTTTGGACTCTTTCAATTCTCGGTCTTTTTTGAAATAAGCGTTTCACTTTTTTCATACCATGTGCAGAGAATGAAATAGATAATAGTAGTGCTAAAGTTATTGCTTTGTGTTTCATAAGAACCTCCTCTCATTAAAGTGATAGCCTTTTAGTATTTACTAGAATGCTTATCGTTTGTATTATATCATAGTACTATATGAAATTTCAAACACGGGAGAAAGATGGAAGAAAAACGTGATACTGTTGGAAAAATAAGCTTAGAATTACAAGAAAAATCGATACAAGATGATCACACAGCACGCGAACAGGCAGACGAACAGCTGAAAGATTTCGAAGATAATATCCAACAATGCGTAGAACGATGCAAACAGGATTACATCGGCGACTTCTATGTTATAGTTATTACAAAAAAAGAGCGGCTTATGAAGAATGTTTTGCGTAATTACTTTACCGGACGTCAAACATGCCCGACTCCAGAATACGACCAGACGGTTTATCGATATAACAGAAAAGCTGGAAATATAGAGTTTTTATGGGTAATACCGGCAAAAGATGTTTGTGCTTATATGATTACAAATGCGTTAGAATTACCGCCGGAACAGCGTGAATTGCTAGAGTTTGTAATGGACTTTACAGACGGAACACTTTTAAATCTAGCAAAGAAACTAAATGGCGAAGAAAAAGATACTCCATTTTTAATTAGGGAATGATATGGTAAATCAAGAAACAGAAGTAGTAGAAAATGTTACAGAAGAAACCGGACAATTTTCTCAAGAAACTGAATCAGGAGATATGCAACCTCAGGAAGATAATAAAGAAGAACAAGCGAATATTGAAGTTAATCCTCGCGATAAAAACATTAGAGAAATCCGACTAAGAAAAGAACAGGCTGAAAAGGAACGAGATGAAGCCTATAGACTAGTACAACAAATTAAAGAACAAAATGCTAAGAAAAAAGAACCAAAAGAAGACGACTTTGATTTATCAATTGGAGAAGACGATCTTGTCGAAGGCAAACATCTCGGCAAAGTAGCAAAAAAAATAAAGAAGCTCGAAGAAGAATTGAAGCAGTATAAACAAACCTCAACGGCTGCTACCGTAGAAACTAAACTAAAAAACAAATATAACGATTTTGATAAAGTTGTGAGTAGAGAAAATGTTGAAGTTCTTTCTAAAGATTATCCTGAATTGGCGAATACACTTAGAAGTAATCAAGATTTATACAGCCAGGCTGTTGCAGCGTATACTATGATTAAGCAAATGGGTATATATAAAGAAGATAAATATGCTAGCGATAGGGCTAAAGCTGAAGAAAACGCTAGTAAACCACGCCCGCTTGCTAGCGTATCTCCACAACAAGGACAGGGACCATTATCTAGGGCCAATGCGTTTGCTAATGGTTTAACTGACGAACTAAAAGATCAATTAATTAAAGAGATGAACGACGCTAGATCACGTATTTAAGCTCTCATTATTTATTCTCCTTTTTTGTGTGTTGCACCCTGAAGTTTATTTTCTTCGGGGTGTTTTTGTTGTATTATTAAAATGGCTGTACGGGATTCGCCAACCCATAGGCTGTACGGGATTCGCCAACCCATTGAGCTGTACGGAATTCGCTCACCCACATGTAAGTAATATTAAAAACTTATGTAAAGGGAAACTATGCCTATTACAACAACAGCGGTGCTTTCTGCGCCGGTTCAACAGAGCTTTAGCTATAAGCTCTTATCCGTTCCAGTCCCTTCAATGATCCACAAAGTACCTGCAATGAAGAAGAGGATGCCTGCAAAGGGTGGAACAACTTTACGTATGAGACGTTATAACGCTCTTGATACAGCAATGGTACCACTAGGTAATACTGGAATAACTCCTCCATCACAACAGCTCACTGCTGTCGATATAGATGCTAAGATAGATTTTTATGGGACCTACTTACAAATAAACGAGCAGGTTACATTACAAACTCAAGACCCAGTACTCAACGAAGCAGCCGCACGTCTTGGTGTATCTCTTCGTCAAACAGAAGACCAACTAACACGAGATATGTTAGCTGCAACTGCAGGATTTATTAACTGTGTCGGTGGTGTGAATGGTGATAACCCAACTGAAATAACCAGAACTGACGTAGACGAAGTAGTAAGAACTCTTCTTAACAATGATGCGTACACAGTTATGGATAATATTGAGGGTGAAGATAAGTTTGGTACAGCTCCTGTACGCGATGCTTACTTTGCTCTTTGTTCAACACAACTTACAGGTGATTTGGATGCAACTGCAGGATTTATTCATAAAAATTCATATCCATCACCAATGAATGCGTTAAGAACAGAGTGGGGATCAATTGGAAACTTAAGATTCTTAGTGTCTTCAATTGGATCGACAACTGCTAATGCTTCTAATTTGGGCGCAGACGTATATAACATATTCTGTGTTGGTATGGAAGCGTACGCATGTATAGAGCAAGATCAATATAGTGCAAGCTTTATTTACAGACCTCCTATCTATGACGGTCCATTAGCTCTAAACTGTAGTGTTGGTTATAAGTTTGCTGAAGTACCAAGGATTACTAATGATCTTTGGGTTATTAACCTACGTGCTACAAGGAGTTAATCATGGCTAATGAAACAAAGATATTCCAAGGTAGATTTACTTTCGATGGTGTTGAAGAATTATTGGTGCTTCCTGGCGGTGTTGATTGGGTTGAATTAGTCAACTACTCAGTTGCTGATGCAGCTGGTGCAGGTGAAGTTGTCGGTGGATACTGGCAACGTGGTATGGATGATGATGCTGGTATTCAGTGGATTAAGCTTGGTGCTGATGATTCAACTGAAATCGATGTAACAGCTGCTGATGGATTTACTGAGATAGTAACTGCGCCAGTTCCACAACTTGGAGCATTAAACAATACTGTAACACGTGTTAACGGTGCTCTTGTAAGTCTTGGTGCAACTGCAGGATTGCAAGAAGGTGGTATTGTTAGATTTGTTAATATAACAGGAGCTCAACAATTAGGTGGAATTGATTTTGAAATTGATACAATTGTACCAAATGTTAGCTTTAACTTATCATTTGCAGCAGCTGTTGCTGATACTGGAGTGCAAGTAGCTCAAACACTGTATCCAGTTAATGTAGAAGGTCAGTTTTATCCTAGAAGAAGGTTTATATCTGCGATAACCCAGGCAGCAAATGCAGTTGTAACTCTTACAGTTTCTCATGCATATGAAGTAGGTCAAACTGTAAGATTTCTTGTTCCAGCTGCTTATGGAATGACTCAGATGAATAATCTTCTTGGAACCATAACTGCAGTAGACAATGCATTGAATACAATTACTGTGGATATTGATTCACAAGCATTCACAGCATTTGCATTTCCTCTAACTGCAGCAGTTCCATTTACACCAGCGCAGGTAATTCCTGTTGGAATGGATTCTTCTGAGGATTATGTAAACCTATTGCCTGGCGAATTAGAAAACGAAGGCTATCGCGGTATTCTCTGTCGTCCCGAAGTCGTTGGACTTGTAGGTGACGTTGTATATTGGCGTGCAGGTGTATCAGAATCAGTTGATAACGAATAATACATACTATAATCGGGGGCCTTGTGCCCCCTTAATAAAAGGAAATATATGGCAACCCAAACAACAGACGAAAAAAAGAAGAATCCAAAAAGTCTCAAGTATCAAAGAGATCAAGACAGACAAATGGTTAAAGGGATATTTCGCTTTTATGAAGTTCCTGGCGGGTCGATAAGCTTTAACTTTAAAAAGTATAAAGGTGATCCAGTAGATAGATATGACATGATAGATGGACAAGTTTGCTCTATACCACTTGGAGTTGCTAAGCATTTAAACAAAAGTGGCAGTTATCCGGTGCATAAATATGCAAAAGATGAGGCCGGAAACGTATCAATGAAAATTGGCCAAAAAGTAAACAGATTTGGATTCCAAAGTTTAGAGTTTATGGACATAGATGATCTATCTAACAAGGCTGACGAGATTGTAACGGTCGAAGAAGTAAAAGACGATACAATTTTTAGAAAATAAGGATAAGTATGGCAAGATTTCATGCGGTAGAAGACCCAACATTTCAACGAGCAATGAGATTAATTTCTGCCATTACTAATGCAAATCCAGCTCAGATTA